AGCGTAATCGGCATCAACAAAACGTTTACTTCTTTTATCAAAATATGATAGTATGTTACCACCACCAACACCAAATAATTGCGCTAAAAAACTAGTATTTATTAATCTACTAATAATCAACAAATTTAAAATTTCTGAAACATCAGTAAATGTTGTTGGGTTTAATTTATTGACTACATATCCATCATAATCATCAGACATAACAATCTCTTGTAAGTATTGACTTCTAGGTCCTAAGTCCATAATAGTCGTTGGGAACTTTAGATTTTTACTGTTTCCTCCTTGAGGTCCAAAAAATCCATTAGGTGATTCCGCACCTATAAATCCTACTCCATCCCAAGGACTACTTCTATAGTAGAAATTATTGGTCGGGTGTAAAATTAATGTATCCTTACAATATTCACTATAAGGAGCATTTGGTGGTGTTGCGGTTGGTGGTGTGAAGAATCTATCATTTTTAAATGAAAACGCGTATAACGCTCCGTTAATCCAATTGTTAGTGAATATATGTGACCATACATCTCTACAAGCACCAAACGTAATTTGTATTCTTGATGTCCATTCAGTTAATAATTGGAAATCTTTAGGTAGAGATAAGAATATCGCAGTTATTAAAATATAACAACCATTTTCCATAATTTTATCACCTGTCACACCATTCTCATAACAATTATCTGAAGATGGTTGGACGGAAATTTCACCTGTTACACAAGCACCTGAACCCGTAGAATCCTCATAATAACATTTTAATGGGACCATTTGGCCACAACTAAATGTTGATAAAACATTTGTACTAATACCTGATAGTTGTTCTTCTTGAGTTTCTCCATTTTCAGCAAGTGACGGTGAACCTGATTGGGTCCCTGCGGTGTTTGATACCGAACCATCATCACTAATTGCAAATGCTGAAAATAATGTATTATTTTGTAATGCAAAACTATTTCCCGCAGTTTCTTGGACGCTAGTTGACAGTGGTAGTCTATCAGACCTCATAATAATTTGACATCCATTACTACCTAAGGTAGAATAAGAATAGTTCGTAGTTGAGTTATATCTTGGTGCGTAATATTGTGAAATATTTATCAAACCAGAACCATAAGGTCCTACTTTAAGTTGTTGTAACATTACAGAACCACCTTCAACTATTTCTTTTTCAAAATATCCGTCATTATCTGATGGGTAACTATTAACTGACCAATTATATGATAAATCATGAGCCCCACATCCGAGTGATGGGACTGCAGTCCAATTTATAACAAATCCATTTTTTGAAACACCGAGTATTGGGTTACCCGCAAATGCTTTTATGGATGCCGCTCCATAAACACCATTATCACAAACGTTTGACATAGTAGGTGTACCTGTAGGTCCCCATCCAAAAGTTAAAGAGTCTAAAGAAGAATAGTATGTTGGTAAATTTGATGAGAAACCTGAAAATCCTGCGTTTGTTGGATTACTCTCAGGTTTAAAATGGAATGATTCGTAATATAGATATTCGGAAGTTGTCATATCAACTCCCATAACATTACCAGTCATATTATGTTTAACAGATTTAAAACTACCCTGAATAGGATGATTTAATTTAAACGAACCTGTTACGGTATTTGTCCCCCATGGGTTACCGAATAAAACACTTAAATCGTATTTATTATTTTGTCTAGTTGAGTATGGGTCAACACCTCTTACTAAAATTACAATCACTTGTGAGTTTGCACTATAGAAAGAAGCCAATGGATTAAAAGATATAACAGATGGTGTTGTTTGTGCAACGCAATTATCAGAATCCATATACTGAAATTTCATGTCATTATACAGGTATCTTTTATTAAGACTTAAATCACTACCAACAGGATTTGACATTCCTGAGAAATTACTATATGTCATTGCGGTAATAACTTGGAAATACTCAATGTCCATTGCAAACTTAGCATATTCCGCATCCGCAGGGTCCTGACTAATAGTATATAATGAGTTAGGTGGGGCTATTGTCCCACTACCATTAGGATTTGCATAACTAATCTGTATAGTTCCTGTATCATTTATTGATGTTCCTGTAATACTTTGGGTTCCAAATTGATTATATAAAGTATACCCTGTTAAGTTAACGTCTTTACTTAGAGTCGGGTCTTGGAATGTAACGATTTGACCTGATTGGAAATTTGTTAATTGATTTGATTGACATGACATTACAACAACATTGTCATAATGATATTTTGTGAAGGAAGTCCCATTTAAATCAGTATTAAACGTAACTTTAATTCTATTATATCCACCTCCAGGGTTATTACCCGCAAAGTCATCAAAATATTTAGCTTTAGTGTTAAATAAATTTATTCTTTCGGCTAAAGTTAAACTTGAAGTGAATAAATGTCTGTCTCCTCCTCCATCGGTTCCGTAAGTGGTCATTTGAGGAGCTCTACTTGTTGCCGTTGGTGTTGTGGCGTCAATATTTCCACCCGCGATAATTGCTTGGAAATTACCAGGATACGTTGCCCCTCCAATATTATAATTGGTTCCTGTTTGATATTGTGATAAAATACTATTGATTCCTGTGTTTGCAAGTCCACTATATAAACCTGAAGTATCTGTATTGGTAGTCGTTGTATCAGGAATAGCCTCACCATCTTTACATGAACATAATTCACAGTCAGGATAAGATAAGTTAGGTATCGCCAATTTAGTGAATAACTTATACAATGTTAACATTTTAGTTACCGTATTTTTAATGTCTTCTTGTGACGGACAATCTAATCCGTTAATATTAACACCAGGAATTAAATTTATCGCCCATATAAGACCATTAATAAATTCACAAATAACAAAAACTAATTCCATAACAACCCCAACAATGATTGCCAAGACAGGTCCAATCAACATAAGGAAAAATGCTAATACGTGGACAACAATTAATAATATGTATAATATTGGTTTGAATATGAACATCATCATAACAAACAACAAATAAATTATATCAAATCTAATTACCGAGTCATTTGTCGGGAATTTAACATTTTCACTTTCACATGATTCGTCTAAGATATCTTTAACCGTTATCATTCTATTTGGTAGATATCCTCTTCTATATTGGTCAATTAATTGTGAAACAGTATACACTTTATTATACTTCATTTCATAAAAAGTATCTTCACAATTAATTGCCGATTGTGGGTCAGCATAATCATTCCAATCTAAACTAAATGAATAAGATTTAAGGGCTTCTTGGTAATCGGCGCTTGATGGAGATTCTTTAAGTGGGTCGGTATTACTATTTGACCATCCATATTCTCTAACATTAGGAACTAAAAAATAACCTCTTTTAACAGGTTCCGATAACGTTGGGGATTGGTTCCATTTAACTTTAAAACGGTATTTTCCTTTTGTTGGAATACCTTTTTTAGGGTCATTAGAGAATACTCTTTCACCGAATTCATTAGTGATGACATAATCTAAATTCATAGGGACATCCACTAACCATGTTCCGTTTTCGTCAATGACTTGACCACCACTTTCTAAGTCAACAGTTTCCAATATAGGTTGACCTGCTAAGTCTTGTTGTATTGTTTGCCTAATGGCCAATATCTCACCTGGCCCTGTAACTAAATTACAAAGTTTACCTTGTTTTAATTTTGGTTTACAATTTCTTTTTTGGAATTGGTCATCATTAGATGAAAAGATTGACCCCATGAATATGGAAGTCGGTGTAATCGTTATATTTGCCTCATCAGTTAAATCAAAATCTGTTCTTGTTATACCTAAATTACATATCTCAGGTTGACCCCATAATGGTTCAACTTCAACTACTCTGTTAATTGATACAATTTGTGGTAGTTCATTTAAGTTATTTGACGCTTTAAATTTAGTTCCCGCAACTTGAGCTTCAGTTGCCACCCCCATTCTCACTAAATCTTGTGGTGATAATGAGAATTCACCAATATCAGATAAATCAACATCAACATGTATAGTTTGGGACCCTGTAGGAACCCCAAATATCATATAATCACCACTATCATTTGTCTTTGCGGTATATTTAAAATATTTGTCATAAACCTCAATTAACGTTGGGTCAACTAACACGTCATTCTTACTAAAGAATGTTCCTGTTGGAGTGTGGTTACTATACGACTTGACATATGGTAATAGGTTATATCTATAACCATCCTCATTTAATTCGGATAATGTTTTGTAAGGATATAAATCAGAAATTATTGGGTTCGCCGAATCTTCGTCCGTTAATGGGATAAAGATTGACACTTTGGCGTTTGGGATTCCGAAACCATCATTTGCGGTAACTCGTCCGATTACGACACCGTAATCAGAACATTGTCTTGTGTAAATTTGACTCTGTAATACTTTAAGTGATAAAATTTCAAGATATTCAAATTCTTGGTCAATTAATACTTTAATTGATTTATCTACACCTACTTGAGTTCTTATTCTATATGAATTTGACATTTAAATCTTTTTTGATAAATAGTTTATATACCATTTTCAAAAAGATAATCCATAAATTAGTAAAATAAATTATCAGGAGAAATTAACTGTTGTCAGATTCTTAACTCTCACATTAATATCTTTGTTTGGGAATCTAACTTGGTAAGTTTGACTAGGTTCTGCATAAATTGTTTCATCAATTAATTGGATTTCTTTTGTCGTGCTATCCAAATACGCTTGAGATGTTTGGGAAGATGAGTATTGTCCTCCAACTTTATTAAACACCTGAATTGCCGATACAGATATCACTCCGTTTTCCGCTTGAATCTGTCTTCTAATTTCTGAAATATATACGTTTTGACCCATTTGTCTATTTGACGGGTCAAAGTATGTTGAGACTATATTCACTATTTGAGCAATCACCGCTCCTTGGTTCTGACTGTTGTCTAATACAACATCAATGTTAAATGCCAAATCAATCACACTTGCAGTTTCAACTGAAATATAGTCATTAATCATTCTATAGTTTGACAAATAATTAGCAACATTATTTTTTAATGTGTTTGATACTATCTCAGTTAATTTACCTGAATCGTCAAACGATAACATTTTGATTTTGATTTTATTATTCTCTTCGGTAATCGCGACTTTAGCAGGAGCACCAAATTGTGACGGCATTGTTCTTATTAATGAATCATAATCATTAACGGTAACCGCTCTGTCTTGTGCCGAAAAGTTAAATGCGACTAAGTTTCTTACTTCCTCAGTAGTTGGAGATGCCGCACCACCAATAGCGGCGGTAACGTTATTAACACTTAATGAGTTAACAACACTTGTGTTAATAGAGTCTGAAGGACCATTAACAAAGAATGAAACAGTTCCAATTTGTGTAATAACATTAATACCTAAATTACTACCTGTTCCCCCACCAATTCTATATTGGACAAACATTGTAGTATTCGCCTTTAATGTGCTACCTAACGCCAAATTATTTGAATATTTATATAAATCTAATTTATATCCATTTCTTGCAAACTCTCTTAATTGTTCATCGGCGGACTGACTACCACCACCAAATGTCATTTTCATGAAACCTTCAGGTGTATATTCAGTTATAAACTTATCACTTGTAACAATATACTTACCAACTTTAATACCTGGTTGGTCAGACACTTTAGTTGGGTCTTCAACAAATACTCTATCTTCAGCCAAGGCTTTAACTTCATACCATCTGTTGTCAAGACCTAAAAATTCTTGTGGTGATGGCATATTAGCATATTGTGTTCCATCTTTCAATAAAACACTTGTTACCCCTAAAACATTCTTTTCAGGTAAAAACATTTCAAAAAATGGTTTAACATCATTTGCAGTTATCACTCTTTTAAAAACTTTAGTAATACCGTTAACAACAGTCTCTCTTTTTACAATCGTATAGTTAAGTAACTTGTTGTTAGAATCAAAATTAGGGATTTTTAATCTATTTGGATAACCTTCGGCATTAATCGCTGAAGAGAAATCAATATCATATACTGTTTCAAATACTTGTCCTGCACCGTTAACTTGTGAACCTCTTCTTAATATTCCACAATATCTTAAATCTTCTTTATCTCCAAAAGCGGGAACGGTAATTGAGAAATCAACTAACGCAACTGAGGGTCTTTGGCCAGGAATTTTTAAACCGTAAGTTCTTGCAATATTAAAGATAGATGACCTTTGTTGAGCGTATTGTAAAACAGTCTCTTGGATACTCCTATCAATGTTGAACTGTAGGTTGTCACTAACCGCGGCATTTAAATCTAATAACGCAGAAAAAACTGATGCGTCATTAAAATTATCAACTAATTCAGGATAATATGTTCGGGTGAAATTTATTAATTCAGTTCGTATTGACTGAAAATCCCTTGTAGTATACGATATTTTTTTATTTGCCATATATCATTAAATATTAATGATTACAAAATCACTCTGATTAAATGCAGAATCCGTAATTATATAATCAATTTTAATTTTAGCGGTATGTTCTTTTTCACTAATACCAGGAACTCTATAAACTCTTTCGTCCCCTTGGACATATGTCCCTTTATCTTCTTCACCTTTAGATGCGTCAGTAACACTAATCTTAGTTATTGTAATACCAGGAATATACTCCGAAACCGCATCCCTAACTTCAGATTCAATATCTGAGAATGTGGGTCCATCCATAGGCTCAAAAATATATTCATATAATCTTGTTCCAAAGTCGGGTAAGTAATATCTTGTCCCTTTTCTTGTCAATAATAAATGAACAAGACTTGTTCTTATTTCCTCATCAGCAGTTTGTGATAAAGACAGATAATTACCTTTTAAAGAATCTCTAAAAGGGAAATTTATACCATATGTTTTTCCTTGTGCCATATATTATAAATATAGTGTCGCGATATTTTCAATAAATAGTTATAAAATAAAAAATCCCGACAGTTTGTCGGGATTAGTGTCGTGATTAAGATGAACAACCAAAACAATCAAATTGACTATCCGCAGGTTTTTCAGGTAAATTCATATTACTGAAGTCAATCTTTGGTGTTTCAACGATTGGTTTAGGTTTTTCTATTTTAGAGATATCAACCGCCAAGTGTTTAGCCCCTGTAGAAATCGCTTTAGTTCTAACATAATAACATAAAGTTTTCAAACCTTTTTCCCATGAGTGGAAATGTGATGAGGTAATCTTTGATAGTGTTGGGTTCGCCATGTAGATGTTCATTGATTGTGATTGGTCAATAAACGGTGCTCTGTCTGCCGCCATGTCAATCAACTCTCTTTGAGAAATTTCCCAAATGGTTTTATATTTTTGAATTAGGTGTTCAACTCGTTTAACTTTAAAATTATATCGTTTATCTTCTAAATCAATGTGATTATTGAAGTTAACGTTTTGTATTGACCCTTCATTTAAAATGATTTCATTTTTTAAATCTTCACTCCAAATACCAATCTTTTCAAAGTCACTAATTAGATATTTGTTAACAATCATAATCTCACCCCCAACAACTCGTCTATTAAACAACGCTGAATGAGCGGGTTCTGTCATTTCAAATGAACCTGTAATCTTAGCCGATGATGCCACAGGCATTTGAGCGGTGAATAATGAATTACAAACTCCGTGATTAGAAACTTCTAACTTAAGAGTATCCCAATCCCATAAACCACCTAAACCTTCGTAATCTAATCCCCACATATCAAATTGGAATACCCCTTTTGACATTGGTGACCCTTCAAAATGAGCATATGGTTTGTAATCACCTGATTTACACAATTCCATACTTTCGGTGATTGCCGCGAAATAAATTGTTTCAAAAATGTTTTTGTTCAGTTTACGAGCTTCTTCAGATGTGAAAATATAATCCATCAAATAGAAAACATCCGCTAATCCTTGAGTTCCAATAGCAATCGCTCTTTGGTCAAGTCCTCCTTTACGTCCTTTTTCAGTTGAGTAACTATTAATATCAACAACCTTATTCAACGCTCTAACAACTTTTCTAACTTCAGTATAAAGTAGTTGGAAATCAAACTTACCATCAATGATAAAATTCTTTAATACCATAGATGACAATGTGCAGATTGCGGTAGTTTTCTCATCAGTGTATTGATAGATTTCGTTACACAAATTAGATTGTTTAATTACACCAATATTTTGGTGGTTAGTCTTTCTATTCGCGTTGTCTTTAGAACAAAGATATGGGACACCTGTTTCAACTTGAGATTCAATGATTTTACTCCAAATGTCTTGAGCTTTAACTTTCTTACCAAGTCCCATTGAAACTGCCTTCTTATAGTTTTCCTCATATTCATCACCATAACATTCTTGTAATGGTTTAATTCCACTTTTAAGAATATCATTAGGACAAAACAAATACCAATCACCATTATTCTTAACGGCTCTCATGAAGTTGTCAGGAATCCAAAGTGCGGTAAACAAATCTCTCGCTCTTAGTTCTTCAGCACCTGTATTCTTTTTAATATCTAATAAATCAAAGATATCTTTATGCCAAGGTTCAAGGTAAATCGCCGCACTACCAGGTCTACGTCCTTGTTGATTAAAGAAACGAAGTGACTCGTTTACAATCTTCAAATATTTTAACAATCCACCCGCGAATCCTCCTGAAGAAGAAATTCTACTTTCTTTACTTCTAATGTTAGACATAGACAGTCCAATACCCGCCGCATCAGATGAATAGGTTGAAATATCATTTAATGTGTTCAATAACCCATTACGAGAATCTGAATTGTTATAGTGTAATACACATGACGCTAACTGAGGAACTTTAGTTCCCGCGTTAATCATGATAGGTGTCGCTGGTGAAATCAGTTGGTTTGAAAGTGACTTATAATATTCAACCGCTTGTTCAAATGATTTAGTAACCCAAATCGCAACTCTCATATACATGTGTTGTGGTCTTTCAATTACTTTACCACTTGACAACTTTAACAAATACATCTCTTGTAACGACCTCCAAGCAAAGTAATCAAAGTTATAATCATTATCATGATTAATGACCTCATCAATCTTATCATGACCATAAGATTCCAACATACTCATGAATTCATCATTAACAATACCGTCCTCATGTAACATGTGCATTGTTTTTGAGAAACTTGGTTCTGTTTCTTTGTGGTATGAAGAAATTGCAACTGACGAAGCTAATCTTGAGTAGTCATGGTGACTACCTGTAAAAGCCGCAGCGATTTCATAAATAAGTTTATCCAATTCTTTAGTTGTGATTAAACCCTCAGTCGGAACTGAAGTAATCACTTTAATAAAGATTTCGTCTGAATTAACGCTTAATCCTTTGGATGCTCGTTTAATTCTATTGTAAATTTTTTGTGGGTTAAATGACGCATCATCCCCACTTCGTTTTTTAATTCTAAGTGACATCATAGCTTAATAAAATAATTGATTAAAAGTCATCTGTAAAGGATATCGTCTCATTAAGCTTAGCTTTCTGATACTCAACCGTTCTAGATTCAAAGAAATTACCTTTTGTTTCAACGGCAATTTGCTCCATAAATTTAAATGGTTGTTCAACATTGAAGTGTTTTTTACAACCAAGTTTGATAAGTAGTCCATCAACTACAAACTCAAGGTATTGTTTCATTAAATTAGAGTTCATTCCGATTAATGAAACAGGTAAAGATTCTGTAATAAACTCTTTCTCAATCTCCAATGCGGACAATAGAATTTCTTTGATTCTTTTTTCAGATGGTTTGTTTTCACAGTGATTATTTAACAAGTGAATCGCGAAATCACAATGTAAGTTCTCATCCTTAAAGATTAATGAATTCGCATTACATAAACCTTGCATAATTCCTCTTGATTTCAACCAAAAGATAGAACAAAATGAACCTGAGAAGAAAATACCTTCAACCGCAGCAAACGCAACTAATCGTTCTTGGAATGACGCATTTTCAATCCATTCAAGAGCCCATTTAGCTTTCTTTTGAACTGCTGGTAATCTATCAATCGCATTGAAACACTCGTCTTTTTCATCTTCATTAGATACGTAAGTATCAATCAACAATGAATACATTAATGAGTGGATATTCTCCATAGCCAACTGCATTCCGTAGAAGAATTTTGCTTCAGGGTATTGGACTTCTCTATAGAAGTTTTCTGCCAAGTTCTCATTAACAATACCATCGGATGCCGCGAAAAACGACAATACGTTTTTAACAAAGTATTTTTCATTATCTGAAAGGTTTTCCCAATCTCTAATATCCCCCGTTAAGTCAATTTCTTCAGCGGTCCAACATGCCGATTGGTGCATTTTGTAGTATTCCCAAATATCGTTGTATTGGATAGGGAATATGACAAATCTGTTAGGATTTTCTATTAATATTTTTTCGTTCATTTTTTTAGTTTTTTTCTTCTCTTTGTTTTCTTTTGTCTAATAAATCTTTGATTCTCTGTCTATTTCTTTCTTCGTTTTGTTCTTCAAGACCTAAGAAAGTAACAGATGATTCGGTATCAATTTCTAACATACCATTATCAAATTTACAGTTCTCAAAAACAACTCCGTCATCACCAATTCTTGATTTAGTAATCGCAATAGTTGCTAGTTTCATTTCTTTTTGTTGTAAAGTTTTTGCCACGGAAATGATTACGTGACCAACTTGTGCTTTCTTAATTGACCCACCCATTTGGTCTGTTGTTACAACCTCAGATGAGATTGAACTTCTATTACCTTGGGTTGCGGTCCACCCTACAAGATTTAATTCATGACACATAGCTTCAAATCCTCTCATCACTGACCCTTCAGATTTCCATTCATCCCCAAGATTTTTATCAGGGACAACACAGTCAATATAGTCAAGTAATACCATATCAATTTTGGTTCCGTCCGCAATCATTTTTCTAATTTGATTTTTGATTTGTAACATCGTCATAGTATCTGACGGTAACTTTCTCAAAATCAATTTATTTTCCATAGATTCTTTGATTGTCTTAACCTTAGACATAACTTCATCTTTCTTTAAAGTTAATTCGTCAGGATGAACTTTTGTCCATAAAGTAATGTGTTTTCTTTGGATAATCTTAGGGTTGTCCTCAAAGAAAATTTGTAACACATTGTAACCTAAATTAAATGCGTGATTTGAAATTTTGGTTAATAATGTTGATT